GAATTAGCACAGATGTATAGAACTTCTGTGAAGTCAACAGATTCAGTTGTATTTATCCAACGACTTCAATTAGAAGACCAGTTTATGTATCTTGCAATTCCTAATAAAGCAAATATAAATTATCAAGAGACAGAATTAAGATATAAAATTTATTCTGATTTAACCGATGATTTAAAGAAACTCGAAAGAGAAAATAAGATAAAGATAATCAAACAACGAAGAAATGTATTAACCGAATATACATCTATTGGAAAACTTGGTTACAAAGTTGTTTATCCTATTGATATGTATAATATAGTTCCATTGGTTTATGACCATAGAGATACACCTTATCCAATAGGTAGAACTTGGTATTTATATCCATTACAAAGAGTATTGGATAAGTTCATGATGATTGCTTTGATTAATGGTTCATTAATGAATTCATTGAGAATCTTATATGAAGAAGGTTCTATTAGCAATATTGATGAATGGAAAAAGAATTTTTCAATGCCTGGTGCAATGTTATCTTGGTCGCAGACCGTACCAGGTTATACTAAGCCACCACAAATATTGGAATCAAAACCATTAACTGAAGCATGGTTACAATTCCCACGTTATATTATGTATTTGATGGAATATGTAATGGGTATATTTGGTGTTAATATGGGTGATAATCGTGAAAGTCCTTCTGTTTTCTCAACAGTAGCATCATTGCAATCTGCAAGTGGACAAAAGATACGTAGAAGATTGGCACAGTCAGATGCTGCCTTATCTATTGTTGGAAAAGTTGTTGCAAACTTTTATAAAGAATATGCTCCTCCAAATGGTTTTGTTTCTAATATTAATGCTGATGGTCAATTAGACCAAACAATTGCTTACAATGTACTGAAATTAGATGATAATAAAGTTACGGTAGCAAAAGAAACAGATTTAAGTTTTGGCTTTAAGGATGTTAGGTTCACTTCGCAATCATCGAATGGGTTCGAAAGTGGCACGGAAGCTGCGTTACTCACTAATCTCGCCACTCAACTTAAAGTTCCCCAGCTTTTGCCTCTAATCCTCAAACGTATCAATGTGCCTGATGTAGATAAAGTATTAACACAAATCGACCAAGTTTCGCAACAGAATGCCACTATCGAACAAATGCAACAAGCAATAAAAGATTTAGAAGGTCGAAGTAAAATATTAGCAAATCAAGTTATGCAAAAAGGTTTTGAAACAGAAGTTGCTAAATTTAGTGCAAAATTAAAAGGTGCTGCTGTTCCCCTTGAGCCAACAAATGTTGGACAAGAATCGCAGCTCAATAATCAATCACAACAAAACATGGAGCAATAATGCCAGAAGATGACATCGAAAAACCAAACAAACAAATTGAAGAAGTAGTTGTTGAAAATCAATCAAGCGATATTCAATCAAATGATTTTATATCACCTACTCAAAAAATTATTGATAAGTCGAAAAAAGTAAATGTTGATGTTGGAACACCGACTGATAAAGACAAAGAAATTAAAGAACCTGTCAATAATAAAAAATATGATTATAGTTTCTTAAAAGATTTATCTAAAGATGATTTTGATAAATACAAAGATATTAAAGCCAAAGATGAAAGTTTATATTATGAATTACTTTCGAACCGCAATGATATGAAAAAGAATCAAAGACTTGTTGGGGAGAGAGAACAAGAATTAAATAAGTTAAAAAATGTTTTGCCTGTTGATGAAAGGTTGAAGAAATATGAAGAATTTATTGATGGGCTAAAAAAAGATTCTGCTGGTACTTATAAAAGATTCCAGAGAGAATTTGATTTGCCTGATATAGATTACTTGGCTTCGCAAACACAAGATGAAACAAGTGTCGAAGGCAAATTAAAGCAGTATCAAGAACAGGAGTTAATACCAAATATTGAAAATAAATTTGGATTACCTGCTGGAGGTTTTATTTACGACCCATCAGAAGCCTATACTGCTGGTACCGCATCTTATGATTATAGAGTTAATACAGCTAATCAAGAAAATAAATTATTTTCAGAGTATGAAAATATAAAAAAAAGTCAGGAAGATATATTAAAAAGAGTAAAAGACCAAACAGATAAAGATTTGGTTTTTCTTAAAGAAACATATTTTCCAAATTCTAATTATGGAGATGCTGATGAAGCGAACAAAGCATTTACTGGATATTTAAATGAACTTGATGAAGTTCAAAAACAAATTAAAACGGGTCAATTTGAATCCGAAAAAAATCCTTTTTCATTAAGAAATGTATTTAAAGGTTTCCATTTTGATAATTTGCTTAAAAAAGCTATTGAGAAAGAAGTCGCCGCCATTCATGCAGAATATAATTCCAAAGGATTATATCTGCCGAATAAAGAAATGCCGACAAATATAAATAATGTTAAAGGTGAAGCAGAGGCTATAAACAAAACTAATATGAAAAATAAATATAGCCCTGTTCAAAGAATGTTGAATAAAACGATTAACAAATAATTTTGGAGTTTAATATGCCTGGACAAGACAATGCAATTTATCGTGGTTTTTATGATTCCCCAATGTTACAAGAACGTGTACGTACTTATGCACAAGAAGGAGAATTGTTTAAACTATTTACCATAAGACAAATAAATCCATTAAGTATTCTTACTATTATATCTGAAAAACTTGGTACAGTAAAGCCTGAAATGATTAGTGATTGGCGTTTCAGATATCAAGAATTTTCAGAATTGCCATATACTTATGTCCTTAATGCTGCATCAGCAAGACCTGTTTCTGGAAGTTTAGTTGATTACATTAAGGTAACAAATAATTTCGCAAATGGGTTGAATACAAACCATCGTTTAACAGTTGATAATGTTTACAGAAAAGCTACTGTAACAGCCCATACAGATGTTAGCACAACATTTGACCCGCCTAATGGGTTTTCCTATAATGAAACAATTAGAGTAATTTCTATTGGCGAACCAGATAGTGCTTATGAAGGTAATGCAGCAGCAAGTGGTTATACTTGGGTAAAAATAAAACGTGTTCATCCTGTAAATTCAATCACAGGTCAACTTATTGCTATCCCAAGTGGTTCTAAATTAACAATCACAAACTCTGTTGCCAAGACAAATCAACGACCTAATCCACCTGTATCGGCGAATGGAAAATATTTAGAAAATGTTATCCAAATCACAAGAGAATCATACGGAATTGGTGAACATCTTGCACAAGGTGGTGGTATTAAAACATTCTTAATGGAGAATGGTGATGCTCAACTTGATTTGAATTTTACTCTTGATGAAACCAAAATGATGAAAACTATTGAACGTGCTATTCTTATGGGCAATAGAAGTGCTATTGAATCTGGGAATGAAAGTGAATTTGAAACTGGTGGTATTGTAGAATTCATTCCTGCGGATAATTATATCGATATGGGAGGTGTTCCCAATGTTGCTAAAGTAAATGATGTTGTTTCAACGGCATTAGATAAATCAGGTGTACGTGAATTATGGATGTTTGGTGGTTCTACCTTCACGAAACAGCTTGCTTCTGCCTATGAAAACAAACGTGGTTTTGGCGAATCTACTGATATGTCAGTTAGATATGGTTTAAAAGTAAATGAGATTCTTGGTACTGGTCGGGATGGAATCGTTTACTATGTTAATGCTCCAATTTTATCTGAAATAGGCTTGGATAAACAATCATTAATGCTTAATCTTACCGAGCATAACTATGGTGAGAAAGGCAAATATGGTGCATTCCAAATTGCTGAAAAAGTTCCTATGGTTGATCTACCAGAGAATGCAAAGTCCTATGATGAAAATTCTGGTTTCAGAGGTGTATGGAGAGAGCTTTATTATGCATTTGGTCTTGTACGAAGATTGCCTGAAACACATTTTAGAGTTTATGGTATTGAATAAAAATTAAAGGAGTATGAAAAATGAGTGAATCATTATCGTTTAACAAATTCGCATTAGTGCCATTGGCAAATCTTAATAATGCCGATACACCAGGTGCATTAATATTAGAACCATTTTCGATAAATATTACGATAGCAACTAATGAAGGAACAGTTGAAGTTCCTACTACTCTTGGCGAAGTTGTTGGGTTATTAGATTTATCATCAATGAGTTCTTGTGCTGACCCAACTGATAGCATTAAGCTAATGACAGATAATGTTATTACAAATGGAGCAGTTACGGTTACAGCAAAAACTTCTGATATAGCCGATGGTAGTATTACAATCAAAGGCATATTTGTTGGAAAGAAATCACAAACAATTCTTGACTTAAACTAAGGAGGAATAAATGGCTACTATTACCAAACGACTTAAGATTGGGACAGCCAATGAACTTCTTGCAGATGTAAGGAATGCTGGGAATCCTTATTTTGAGCAAAATGTTTTTGTCTATTCGCATAGATATGTTGCTGGTGTTGATTATACTGCTGGCGATAACCTTGTGGTAGAATTTGATGGTGCACTTGAAATACAGTTTTGCCAACTTAAAGAAATATTAGCAGCTACCGATACGAATCTAAATTCAGTTAGAAATGGCAATATCTCTGGAAGAGTTGGTAAATATATAACAACAGCCAACACAAATGCTTCTTCTGTCGCAGTAGAAATGTTCGCAATATGTAGAGTATAAAATGACTTTTGGCAATTTAATATTAAGATTGCGAGAAAGATTAGGTGATATGCGGAAGAGTGATTCTTCCGCTATTACCGCTATTTCTCAAGATGGGATACGTTGGACTTCTGCTTCTCTTATTGATATATCTAATTCAGCAATTTCCGAGACAATAAGATTAATCTCAATATATAAAACTAATAATTTAATGTTACAACAGTTGTATTCAATGTTTGGAATTATATATCCAACTACTATAAGTATAATAAATGGAGATGGTACAATAACTGAACCTATTCTTTATGTATCAGAACTTTCTGTCAATGATAAATTATATGCTTATATAACCCCAGAGAAATATTTGTTCTATAAAACGCAAAAATTATCTTTATTAAAAGACGAGCTTTTTTTTACCATAGTTTTTGATAGTTTAAATAATACAAAAATATTAAAGTTGCTCCCAATTACAAGTGGTACTATTACTGCTAATGTAACTTGTATATACACAAAATCTGATTATACCGTAACTGATGGAGCTATTAATATAGGGTTACGGAATATGGATGATTTAATATTAGATATAGCTGAAAGAGAGGCTTGCGATAGGGAACATAATTTTGAAAGAAGTTTAATTCTTGATAAAAGAATAGGACTTAAATTAGGAGTAAACATAAGTTTTAATAATAAATAGGAGACAAAATGCCACTTTATAATTCGAAATTAGTTTTAGCTAAGGATATAATAAGCCAGGCACAAGAATTAGCTGCGGTAGAAGAAGCACGTTTAACGCTTGATGCATTGGGCACTTCATTTTATAA